CACCACCCTGATCAACGTATCTAGCCGTGTTGTTAAAAACCCTCAACATTGGAACGATTCCATTGGAAACCCCACTTGTTCCCCTAATTTTAGATCCCGCCGCCCGGATGTTATGGATGTGTAAACCGATGCCACCCGCCCATTTACTAATTTTTGCACAATCTGTTAAAGTTGAATAAATACCATTTATAGAATCGTCTTCCATGGCAAGGAGGAAACATGAACTAAGCTGTTGTATCGTTGTGCCCGCGTTAAATAATGTCGGTGTAGCATGAATAAAAAACTTCAAAGATAATAACTCGTATGTAGTTTTAACCTTTTCTAAATTTGAACCATGGATAGACAATGCTACTCTCATCCACATATGTTGGGGTCTTTCAACTATAACATCGTTAAGTTTTAATAAGTACGCGCGCTCCAATGTCTTAAAACCGAAATAACTAAGTAAATAATCCCGGCTATATTTAAACATCTTTTCAATTGATTCTATATTTTCAATTACCAAATCATATAAGCCTTTATTTATAATAGGGCAATGTTTGCCGTGTATATCCGTATTATTATACAATCTAGTAATTATATCTAGATAACCCCCTTTGGTATTTTTATGATGATTTGAAACCAATACACGGCTAGCCAAAGTACCATAATCTGGGTGCGTCGTTGTTCGCGAAGCACATTGTTGGGCTAACAATTCGTCGATTTCACGGGTAGTTATACCATCGTATATGCGATCAACTATATTTTTTACCAGAGTAGTATAATTAACACTCAATTCCTTTTTCCCCAATGTCATAATGCGTTTAGAAATTTTATCAAATGAAAAAATTTCTTTTTCCCCATCTCTTTTAATTACATTATCTTGGATACTCATATACATCTATTCTAAATTATATTTTAAATGGTTGTACTAATAATTTAAACTATTGTTTGGCGAAATGCCCGGAATCAGATTTAAATCTAATATGTCTTCTTATATTACCGGAAGGGATGTAAACAATTTTTATATTTAAAAAATGATGTTCGATGGATAAATCTAATAGGTCAGATATTAATAATAAAAAATAATCACATATTGACGTAAGGTGCCCGTTATAAATATCTTTAATATTATAATCTTCTACTGCGTCAAAGTACTCTTTTCTCTCTTTTAATGATAAATCGTTACCCTGCCATAAAGATGTTGTTTTTTTATTCTTTTTTTTTAAAACAGTAATTAAATGTTCTATTTTTCTATCAGTACCCAATATTTGTAAATCCTCATCAGATAACGATGCTAATATGCTGTCCCAAAAACAAGTCATTTATATTATATAATTATATTAATAAATAGAAAAAATATAATTATTATACGATAAATGCGTTGTGAATTTATACATTCATATTTAAAACCATTTTGGTATTACCTTCACCTTTGGTAATACCTTCACCTTTGGTATTACCTTCACATTTGGTAATACCTTCACCCTTGGTAATACCTTCACCCTTGGTATTATCTTCACCTTTGGTATTACCTTCACCTTTGGTAATACCTTCACCTTTGGTATTACCTTCACCTTTGGTATTACCTTCACCTTTGGTATTACCTTCACCTTTGGTATTGCATTCGTTTTTAAGTTGTTCGTCCTTTTTTTTTCTTGTTTTGGGTTTCCGGTGATCATATCCCTCGACGCGTTCCTTAATAATAATATCCCACATTTTAATATATACCGGTATAGCCTGATCAAACCATTTTTTATTGTATGGAATGGTTATACACGATACCTTTTTAAGATACCAATAAGAATTATAGCACCAAGATAAGTGTGTGTTTGTATTTAATGTATCATCGTACCATTTAAGGTATTCTTCTTTGGATATACCGAAGTCGGGGTATTTATACACGGGCCCATTTCCATCATTGAAACATATAATAATACCCTTATCCTTACCTTCTTTTGTTTTGAGAAATGTCCCGTCGTCGTTGAATTCCGACTCATTTGTATACTCTTTGAAAACGGTTTCCAGGAAATCACATTTATGTAAACCCGTTACAAACATCTGTTGTTGCATTTGCACCCAGTATTCATCTTTTGGTACGCCCGTTAATTCCCTAGAAACGGGGTTTTTAATTTCTATTAAATAACCGTATTTACTGTTTGTCTTATCGACGTTTATCCCGTCGGGCGAAGCACCAATACATTCACATATATCACTTCTGATACACCCGAATTCTTCGATAGTAGTATTATACATATCCTCGTAATATTTTATTGAGATTGGTTCATATTTATGACCGTGGTGCGTTGCCGAATTTATATTAACGCTGGTGAATTTACTTTGGTTTATTGGCTTACATTTGGAAAAAACAAAAGAATTAACGTTTGATTCTGAACCAAACATTTTCCACGACGAGCTTGCTGTTATCATTTTATGCCTTTCTTCAAACCACCCGGGTGTATTTTGTTCTTCTTGTGGGGTAGATCGCAAATACTCTAATCGGGTGTCAACTATGTTTTCATCCAACTTGGTATAGATGCACGTGGTGAAAGAACGAGGGATACTAATTAAATTAAAATATATATAAATACTTTCGTTTATTATGGTCGCCATATCGTCGTCTCCCATATGTACGTTTATTAAACGTAGATAATCTTTGAAAACCATAGTTGTTTCATCTTTTATTATGCTTTCGAGTTTGTATTTTATATATATATTCATATTTTCATTTACGTAGTCATCGATGATATTACAAATATATTCTTTAATATTGGCAATATCATCCTCGGTAAAATCTTCGCCGTCCTCATATGAAATCTTGTCTAACTCCCCATATTCGCACGTTGTTCCAACACGACACGTGGTGCCGTTTAAAAAATCATCGTTCATGGTTTATATATAAATATATTATGATTTATTATTTATATCAATTTTAAAATTTAAACAATCATCGTTTCTTCAGCGTCACCTTTTTTTTGTTTGCGCGGCGAAGCGTGAATCTATTTTTAATTGGATCAAATGATAGATCCGGAATACCTTTTATAATACTATTTTTACAATCATACACGATATCCTTTATCTTATTAATTCGCTTTCTCTCCAAACTCACCATTAAAAACGCAATCAATATATTTTCGATTTCTTTACCGTATGTGTTTTCCACGCAATAACTAGATGCGAAAGACTTTAATAGTGATATTTTATTGCCATTATTAAGTTTATTCCACTGCATTTTCCGATTGCATAAAATTTCTTTGTTCAGTATGTCATCTATGTTAATGGTATCAATAGACGACGAAACAATATTAGAATTACTATTTAAAAGCATTGTCTGATATTTTATGTTTTCGAGTTCAACGCATTGGTTTTTCATATATATATATAACACATGTTATTTATATATGGTTATTTATATATAGTTAATTATTTATATATAGTCATTTATACAATGCTATCATCGTCTAAACGCGTTATCATAGAAAAATTATTCAAGGTTAAAAAACCAATATGCATAGATACTGAATTGTACCAAGAGGTAAATCAAAAAAAAATAATTGATAATATTTTCAATGGGGATGAATTTCCCGGAATAGATAAGATAAAAAGTATTATAAAAAAAAAACATACATCGTATAAAAGTCAAGACAATAAGAAAGAGAGATTTATTAAAGAAACATTTATTACTTATGAGGAGATAATAAAAAAACTAGTGGATTCAAATTTGAAATGCGAATATTGTATGTGTAAGCTTTTAATATTATATATAAACGTAAGGGAGTCGAGACAATGGACGTTGGATAGAGTTGATAATAGTATGGGGCACACCAATGATAATTGTATTATATCTTGTCTGCAATGTAATTTGCAAAAAAGAACACGCGACGATTCTAAATTTAAATTTACAAAACAAATGAATATAATAAAAATAAATTAAATATTACAAGTATTACATACTATGGAATGTTACAAATATTGGAAATGGAGCAATAACTATACTCCACGCGATAGACCAATTAAAAGCATTAGAAAACAAGGGTTGGGAAATGATATATCGCATAACGATGGCACGCATAACGATGGCACGCATAACGATGGCACGCATAACGATGGCACGCATAACGACGATAATAAACCAGGTAATATTAACAAACTATTAAATTTCGTCCCATTCGAAACCATAGTAATCGAACCCAACAATAAAAGATGCGAAAATAGCGAAAGAATATCCGCAAGAGAAATGGTTATACAGACCAATATAAACCCATTTCTTAATAATAATTACATAGAAGATATTAATGTCCAGGATACTATATTGAGACCAAAGGACAGTAACTTTAACGACTAGTCTATAAACTATAATCAATAAATAACTATTTAAATAGGTAATAATAAAATTATTAATGTCTTATACCACACAACACGGGTTATTGTTAAAAAAACTAATGGAATATTATAAAAAAGATAATAATATAGATAATATTTTACCGATTATAAACGGGGAACATAAGGTATCTCTTAGATTAATAGATTGGTTTGTTACAAATTATAGTAAAAAGTTTTTTACGCAGTTGGAATCCAAAACTAGGATAAAATTTAAAATTTATACCGATTATAAGTTGAAATTAAAAGCGTATTCTAAAAAAAGATTTGACCCCTTTTGTAGATGGGATAGAATAATGATCCCTTATAACGATAATTCCAGCATTCAAACAACGTTGGGCCAATTAAATTTTTTTAAATGGATACTGGAAAACGATATACTCGCTTATATTGAAAATAATATAGTTGAAATAGAAGCCGATATGAATAAAAGAAGTAGTTCGTCGAAAAATAAAAAAATTCAGAGCACGAAACAAACCAGGAAAAAACGCAAAGAGTTGTCTGTTTCCGCTGTAAAAAGCATTAAACGCGAAGAAGTAGAAATAGTAGTTAGATTTGATTAGTATTCGTCATTATTTATTATTTATTATTAATAATAAATAATAAAAATATGTTTATAATTAAATATATTATGGGGAATTCGGTGTCCACGAACAAAATAAATTTCGAAGACTTGCAGGGTGTTTTACATAAACACAAATCACATTTAATTATAAATACTTTGGGGGAAGACGAACAATCTTGCTTAATAACGGGAACAATGGATAGCAAAAAGGAAGTTGGTATTATAAATGATCTTATAAAAAAAGGTGTTAGTGATATTAATATAATTATTTATGGTAAAAACTCAAACGACGAAAGCATTTTTAAAAAAAACACATCATTGTATAATTTGGGGTTTTATAACATATATATTTATACCGGTGGGTTATTTGAATGGATGTGTCTACAGGATATTTATGGCGAAGAAAATTTCCCAACAACCTCAAAAGAAGCAGACATTTTAAAATTTAGAGCCCCGGAAAAACTTAATGGGTTATTATTAACCAATTCATAATATTTGGCGAACATTTATTAGATTTATTAAATTGATTTAATAAATAAATAACAAGTATAATACATTAATAGGATATTTATGGATTTATCACAAAGAAAACTTTCACAAAAAGAATGGGAATCACTGGAAATCCCAATAAGGGGCAGGGAATTGAAGGTTTTGAAAATGCTATATGATGGTTTTGATAATGTAAACGTTAAACATAATGACACGCAGACTATGATAAATTATATAAAATTAGATGATACCCCGGTATTACCAGATGATAACTCGGTTAATTCCGGTAAGAAGGAGAGAATGGATAAGAAAAATAAGAAAAGAAAGGATGATATTGATTATTACATTTATAATAAGTATTTAAATGATAAAATGAATCGTGTTGCCGAAAAGTTAGAAAATAAAATACCAATCATAAAAAAAAGGAAACTAACGCTTAAAAAGGCGGACATAATCCGTATTGAAAACATGGAATCTAAAATCCATAATATAAAAGATTCTATTTTCGAATTTATCCTACTTGATTTAGTATATAAATTTAGTGAATCCGAGGGTGGGAGTAAAAATAAATATTATTATACAATAGTTAAATTATTCAAATATAATATATTAAATATTAACACCATTTTGAAAGACAATATAACATATTTAATTGATGAATATTCAAAAACGGCAGATAAAGTAACCTTCATTGAAAACGCATATGATTACATCGAAAGAAACGAAGAGGTTACGAAATATAAAGATTTAACTCTTTTCCCGCATCAAAAAAAATTATACACGTTTGCAAAACAACCCGGTAATAAGCTAATATTCTATCAGGCACCCACGGGAACGGGTAAAACCTTGTCGCCCATTGGGTTGTCGAAAAAATACAAAATAATATTCGTATGTGCAGCAAAACACGTTGGTCTTCAATTAGCAAAGGCGTGTATCAGTTTGGATATTAAAATCGCGGTAGCATTCGGGTGCAAAGATCCGGGAAATATTCGACTTCATTGGAACGCCGTTAAAGAAAGTGTTAGAAACAGAAAAACCGGTGGTATTTTCAGAGTGGATAATTCTGTTGGGGATAACGTGGAGATAATTATTTCGGACGTTCAATCGTATCTATCGGCCATGAATTATATGACAGCATTTAATAAACCTGAAGATATACTGCTTTTTTGGGACGAACCAACCATAACGTTGGACTATGATACACACCCGTACCACGAAATATTATCCAAAAATTGGAAGGAAAACATTATCCCAAATGTGGTTTTATCGTCGGCAACTCTCCCATCTCACACAGATTTATCGGATATGATGTCCGGTGTGCATGAAAAATTCGAATCTCTGGAATTTACACCAATCACTAGTTATGATTGTACTAAAACTATACCGATTATAGATACAAAGGGTAAAGACGTCCTTCCTCATTTGATATTTCCAACTCACGGTGAAATCAAAAATTGTTTGCGACACATAAGAAATTTTAAAACGCTATTGCGACACTTTGATATTAGGGGAATAACACAATTCATAATTTATGTTAATGATAATTGCGCTTTAAAAGAGAGATTTAAAATTAACAACCATTTTGAAAATATTGAGTCTATTGATATTATATCAATTAAATTATATTATTTGACACTTTTAAAATTGGTTGGCGATGATTACGAAAAAATATATCAGCATTTTAAAATGAAAACAACAACTGAGTTTGAATCAACTATCATGCTAACCACTAAGGACGCATACACACTAACGGATGGGCCAACTATTTATCTTGCTAGGGATGTTGATAAAATAGGAGACTTCTGTCTAAAGACGGCAAAAATACCAAAAGTTATGATAGATTCCATAATGGAAGATATTGATACCAATGAAGACATTAGGCTCGAAATAGAAAAAATAAGTAAAGAAATTAATAAGAATAAGGATGATAAAAAAGAAGAAGATAAGGATAAAGAGGCCGTCCCCGAAATTAAAACGGAATTATTGGTTGAAAAATGCGAATATCTAAAAAGACAACTGAAACGAATACAGATGGGGACAAAATTTATCCCAAATAATATCGAGCATCTAAAGGTATGGGGTAAAGAAGATGTGGGAAACGCTTTCACGAGCGACATTAACGATGAAACGGTTGAAAAAATAATGTTGCTGGAAGTTTCTCCAAAATGGAAGATTCTTTTATTAATGGGCATAGGTGTATTTTCACTAAATAATAGCGATGATTATGTATCAATTATGAAGAATTTGGCAGAAAAACAGAAATTGTATTTAATTATAGCATCCACTGATTATATTTATGGGACAAATTATCAGTTTTGTCATGGATATATAGGTAAGGACTTGAATGGTATGACACAGGAAAAAACAATCCAAGGATGTGGGAGAATTGGGCGATCCGATAATAAAAAGAATTATAGTATCAGACTAAGAAATGACGATATCGTAAACACGCTATTTACAAAATCCGAAAACAATATTGAAACCAAAAACATGAATGAACTATTCGCATGATAATATCAAGAGCATCGTAAATATTATATAAATAACATTTAAAACCATTATACGATATGTTATACATGATTCATACAGGTACTTTTTGGGGAGCACCCGATACAACGGTTAATTTTTGCGAAAGTAAGTATAATAGGTTTTATTTTATAGCAGAATATTATAATACCCTATCAGCTGGTTGCTATATGATGGTTGGACTATTAACATTTTTTTTCACTAGATTAAAGTTTTTAGGTAAAATAGTGTTTTTAATTGGATTGGGAACAATGCTATTGCACGCAACCTTGCGACATTGGGCACAGATGTGTGATGAAATATCGTTGTTATTATTGAGTTTTTATACAATAGTGGAATTAAACCCACTTACGCCAATGTATATTATTTATCCATTGTTGATATGTTATATTTTATTCAGCAATAATTTTGCAATGTTTTTCTTTATTTTCACTATAATGCAAATAGTAATCGCTAAATATATAAAAAAAACAATAAATAATAAGAATAGAAAATGGATAATATTATATACTGTTAGTTTTATAGCGGGGTCCATATGTTGGATTTTAGATCAAATATGCGGTAAATATGGTATTGACTTATTAAAAGATTATCAATTCCATGCGTGGTGGCATTTACTCACGGCAACCGCGTGTGGGTTTGGTATCATAATATTACATATTGGGGGGCGGGGGTAAATACGTTTTATTATAAATATTTATTGTTTTATTATAAATATTTATTGTTTTATTATAAATATTTATTGTTTTATTATAAATATTTATTGTTTTATTATAATTTAATTGGAATAAGCAAGTCCACCCATACCACTCATTACTCTAAGAACGTTATAGTTGGTAGCATAAACTCTCACCTTGGCAGTTCTTTCAGCCATAACGGTTTCGGACGAAAGAACGAGCTGGAGGGTGGCATTGTCTATTCTTGACATATTACACGTTCCCGAAGGCTGGTGCTCTTCTGGGCGGAGAGCAAACGAGTAAACATTGATACCCGTGTCGGGTGATCGCGTGTGATGCTGGAAAGGTTGGACGAGGTCGAAATAACTTC